TGCGGAATATGCGGCGCTGTCGGATAAACTGTTCGTCCCAATCGGAGCGACATTCGGGGCGACGTTCGCAGCCAGCACCAGCTTGATGGGGGCAATCGTCAATCCCACACCATCGCCGGATATCACAATCAAGGCATTCGAGCGGATACAAGGCAAAGAGATGACATTGATGAGCTCGACGGAATCGGCGATTTATTGGGAGCCTACCACCGCCGACCTGGAAGCCTTCGTGGCCTGGTGCAAAGCGAAGAAACTGGCAGCCTACGGTTTCTATTCCCTGGATTGGATCATCCAGAAGAACCGGATCGATTGGATCAATGCCATCGCCGGCGGAGTTACGCCGCCTCCGCCTGAGCCCCCGCCTCCCCCACCGGTGGACGTGATCACGCCATTATGGACCGGCCAGGTAACCGGGGATCTGCTCAATATCCGCAACCAGCCTAACCCTCCGCTCGTGGGCATCGCCATCGACCCTAAGACCGACATCGGCGATCTGATTCGCGGCTCGAAGGTGGCGGTAGTGGAAGAGCGCGGCGAGTGGGCGCGGCTCTCGGGCTGGGTGAAGAAGAGCCTGCTGAAGAAGCTGTGACGTTGGCGCGCCAACCATGACAGAGGCATCTTCCCCCTTCCCGGCCTCCGAGCGCACGCCCGGCCAGGCAGCCAGCCGGCAGGCGTATCAAGGCTTTACCGGGCTGGGGGACAAGCCGGCCTGGGAGGCGGATTACAACGCCCTGCGCGCCGAGGGCTGGACCTGGCGGGTAGCGATTTATATCGCCTGGGCCGCCTCGCCCACCAAGGACCGCTGGCCGGCAACCGAAGAGGAGCTGGCCAGCCAGGTGCTGGGGCTGAAGTCATCGCGCAGCATCCAACGTTGGCGGAAGAATAACCCGGCGATCGACGACCGGGTGGCGGAGTACAAGGTGGAGCCGGTGTTCCGCCGGCTGCGGGACATCATCGACACGATGATCACGGTGGCCACTACGCCCGACTCGAGCGGTTTCCAGGACCGCAAGCTGGCCCTGATCATCGGGAAGGTGTACAACCCGAAAGGCACGCTGGAGCTCAGCGGGCCGGATGGCGGGCCGATTACCTGGAAAGAATTTATTGAAGATACAAACGAGAAATGATAACTCCCGCGCAAGTCGCCTCCTCTCCTGATACATTCGCCCAGGTGTTTCTCAAAATCCTGGATAAGGATAAACAATCAATTCCGTTCCGCTGGAATAGAGTACAAAGGGATTTTCATAACGCACGCACGCGCCGCGATTTGATACTCAAGGCCAGGCAATTGGGAATATCGACTTACGTCCAGGGAGAGATTTACCGGCGCGCCGTGACCAGGACCACCTCGGCCATGACGATTGCCCATGACGATGAGCTAACTAAAAAACTACGCATCATTTCCGGTCGCTTTTGGGCTAACTGTAAATTCAATGGCATTCAGCCGCGGCGGCTATATGACAATGCCACCATGACCACTTATCCCGATTATGACAGCGAGTGCATGATTGCCACCGCGGGAAGCAAAGAGGGCGGGCGTGGCGGAACTTATACCGACTTCCACGGGTCGGAGGTTGCCTTTTGGCCGGACGCAGAAAAGATCATCGCCGGGGCCATGCAGGGCGGCAACCCGGACGTGATTCTGGAGAGCACCCCAAACGGCGCGCAAGGGTATTTTTACGAACGGTGCATGGAAGCTCTGAACGGCGATGGTATCTGGACACTCCATTTCTATCCCTGGTGGTGGGACGATGCTTATTGCATCCCTCTCGATCCTGGCGAAACACTTACTTTCACCGATGATGAACAAGCGCTGGTCGATAAGCATCGGCTCACTCCCGAACAGATAAAATGGCGGCGAAACAAACAACTGGAATTGCGCGGGCTATTCATTCAGGAATACCCTGAAGATCCAATAGCCTGCTTCCTGACATCCGGCAATAGCTACTTTGGTGATCTGGTCGATGTATTCAACGCCCCCGATAACGCCGAGTGGATCGAAGGTCATCGCTATGAAGCCGGCCTCGATTGGGGCCAGGAAAACGATTTTACCTATGTGGCCGTTTTTGACATCACCGAGAAACGCCAGGTGGACTATCTCCGCGTCAATCGCCTGGAATGGTCCGAGATACGCCGGCGGGTCAAAGAACTGTACGGCAAATGGCATCTGCCAAAACTGGTGGCTGAATCTAACTCAATCGGTAGCGTGAACATCGAAGAGCTGCAGAAGGCCGGCCTGATTATCGTGCCATTCGATACGACCAACGAAAGCAAAGCGACTGTCATGGGCAATCTGTACGAAGCTTTGCATACGGGCGGCTTCAAGCTCTTGAATTGGGAAGTTCAAAAACACGAAATGCGTAGCTTTGTATCCAAACAACTTCCATCGGGAGTCTGGCGCCTGCAGGCTGATGGGGACGGGCACGATGATACCGTGATCGGCAATGCCCTGGCTATCGAAGGCGCGCTTACGAGCATCTATGGAGGCATTCATGCCTGATGAAAAACACATCCGCCCTAATCGGCTTAAGATGGCTCTACGTGTGCTTTTGGGTGATGCGAAAGCCATTTCTCTTATGACGCCTACCTGGCGCGCTGGGCAGCCACAGTATTCGGAGGTCTCGTTTGAGAGCATGGTCAAACAGGGTTGGCGCAAGAATGAGCTTATCTTTGCTTGCATCGCCAAAACCGCTGACACTGCCGCGCAGATACAATTGCAAGTTGTGAAGCCAGGGAAAGATGATCCAATCAAAGATCATCCTCTTAAGCAGCTCATATCCCGGCCTAACCCATTTATGAGTGAATTTGATTTCTGGAATGCTGTCGTTATTTACCAGAAGTTGGCCGGCATCGCCTATTTTGAAAAAGAGCGAACGAACGGCGGGCAAGTGACGCGCCTGTGGCCTTTGCGACCCGATTGGATGGCAGTTATCCCGGACAGCAAGAAGAAAATCGGCGGCTATCAATATACCGTTCCGGGATTGCCACCCATTCCATTGCGCGTGGAAGATGTACTTGACTTTCCCCTCTTCGACCCGATCAACCAATATCGCGGCTATCCGCCGGTTGCTGTGGCCGGACGCGTAGGGGATGTGGACAACTCCGTTACAGATTATCTTAAGCTTTTCTTTGAAAAGGGCGGCACTCCGCCCGGCCTGCTTACCAGTACACAACGCCTGCTCGATGCACAAGTAACCGATATCCGCCGAAGGTGGCGTGATCGTTATGGCGGCTTCGAACATTGGATGGAGCCGGCTGTATTGGACAGTGATGCCAAATATCAGCAAATCGGCATGACGTTCAAAGACATGGGTTTCGAAGTCCTGGACGGACGCGATGAGGCGCGCATCTGTATGGTGTTGAAAGTCCCGCCCATCCTGGTGGGAGCCAAGATCGGCCTTGACCGTGCTACCTATTCCAACTACGGCGAGGCGAGGCGCGCCTGGTGGGAAGATGATTTATTGCCGATGTATGCCAATTACCAGGATGTGCTCGATCAGGGATTAGCGCCTGAGTTCGGCGATGATATTGCGACGCAATGGGATACATCCAAAGTGCCCGCGCTCCAGGAGGAGCGCAACGCACGCTGGACGCGGGCCACGGCTGCATTAGTTGCGGGTGGCATTACAGTAGGTCAGTTTTGCGTAGAGGTCGGGATGCCTGACCCAGGATCAGCGGGTAAATTCTATCTCCGTTCATCTGCCACGGTCGAGGTACCGGCTGGAACAGGCATACGGGAAACGCCCGAGCCCGCACCCGCGCCCGATGTCCAGCTCAATGACGGAGTGGACAATGAGCCGGTGGACGATGGAGAGCCGGGCAATAAATCGGTAAAGGCCGCCACAAACGCGCCCGATGATGTTGTACGGCGCAAGCACGAGCGGGTGATCAAGAAAGCTATGCAGGATTATTTCGATGGGCAATTGGAACGGGTGAAAAAGGATGCTGCCAAAAACAACGGCCACTAAAGAGCTCGCCTGGCAGGACGAAGACGATCTGCTCTACTCCGTGCTCTTCCCGCTCGTCTTTGGCGCGGCGTTGGCCGGTGCGCAGTCCGCATTGGATGGGTTGACGGCGATTGGCATTGGCGTAGATTGGGGATTGGTCAATAAGGCCGCCCGCGATTGGGCCAGACAATATACCTTCGACCTGGTAAAAGGTATCAACGGCACATCCCGACAGTTTCTACAGCAGGCCGTTGGCGATTGGATTCAGAGCGGGCAGCCGATTGACGACCTGGTGAAACAGTTAGAGCCGTTGTATGGATCGGTGCGCGCGGAAATGATCTCAGTCACGGAGGCCACCCGCGCCTTTGCCGAGGGCAATCTGACTACCTGGACTGAAAGCGGTGTAGTGGATAGCATCCGCTGGATGACAGCGGAGGACGAATTGGTATGTCCCATCTGTGAACCGCTGGACGGCAAGGAAGGATCGCTGACAGATGGCATCGAAGGCCAGAAGCCGCCCGCCCATGTCAGATGTCGGTGTTGGTTGGAGCCAGTGGTGAAGATATGAACCTCTCCCTCCGCGGCCAAGAGGAACAGGAGCGCCGTTTCCGTAATATGGCAAGCAACATGAGGCCCACCCTGGAGCGGCTCACTCAGAAAGCGGTGCTGTACGTCCACTCTACCGTGCCGCCCTATCCCGCGCCGCCGGCCACGTCTACCTACCGCCGCACGGGGTTGACCGGACGTAGTATCACAACGGAAGTGCGCAGCCTGGGCGTGGATGTGGTGGGCGTGATCGGGACGAAAGTTATTTATGATCCCTACGTCATCGATGAGAAGCGGCAGGCATGGATGCATAAAGGACGATGGTGGACGCTGCAAGGCGTGGTTGCAAAAGCCAAATCGGTTATCGTAGATATCTATCGGATTGGCCTGCGGGAGATATTCAACCGTTGAATTTTAGCGGTTTGGGTATATACTATGAGCGAAGCAGAAATGCGGATTTTCCTGGTAACATTGCGGCGAGCG